CGTAGACATAGCGCAGCGCCGGCGGCAGCTTGTCGTATTCCGCTCGGGCCTGCTCGTCGGTGAGGTTGGGGTCGTTGATCTTGTTAATGAACGACGTGTCCATCTTGGACGCCGTTGCCTCGCGCGGCGCGGGTTCCGCGCGGCGAACTTCCGGCAGCACGTCATCCACGACCTCCTGCGGCGCGGCACCGGAGTCGTTGTACATTTCGTTGTAGAAGCGATTGTCTTCGCCTGGAAATGGGCCGTTAAGCACCTCTGGCGGCACCGGCTCTTCGTTAGGGTCGAGAAAAGCGTTGGGATCGGCCACAGGGCCGCCCGGCAAGCTAGGCTCAACCCTGGGTGGAAGTTTTCGTGGGCTGCTCATGGATTGTTTGGGTTACCGAAGCGGCGCATGGCCGGAGGAACGGTGATGGCGGCGGGCGCCGGCGGCGTACTCATCGCCTGCCGCTCGCGGGCTAGTTGCTCGCGCTCGTACATGATCTCGCGCTGGTCGGTGACGCGCTGGGCTTGCAAGGCTGGAGCTTGCTCCATGCGCCCTTGGGCCATATACATATTGCTAATCTGCCCAAGCGAGGAAAACAGCGTGCTGCCAAAGCGCGCCTTCTCGCGGTCGTTCTCGAGGCTGTTCCACTGCTCAAGCATGGAGTCGCCGTCTTTGCCGAAAGCCGGCGCCACGATCTTCATCAGGTTGCCGTAGATCTTGGAGTCGCTCTTGTCCTGCTCCTTTTGGGCGTAGGCGCCAACGATGGATTCTAAGATGCTTCCACCACCGCCACCGCCACCGCCGCCGCCCGAGCGCCCGCCGCCCGACGCCATGGCCGCCCCAGCCGGCCCGCCCGCGGCAAACCCCGCCACCGCCGTGGCCGTCTGCCGCGCCTTCTCGCCCAGCTCCCGCATCAGATCAGCCTGCGTTTGCGCCGCCTGCATTGTTCCCGCCGCGATGATCTCACCGCTGCGGTCATAAACTCCTGGATTGTATTGCATAATGTTGTTCCTCTTTTTTAAGCCGCCGCCCGGGTTAATTCCCTGGCCAAAGCCTGCCCGATGATTTGCGGCTTGATCGCCAGCCGCTTCTTGCCTTGGTATTCGACCTCGGCCACCGCCTCCGGCAGCACCCGCTTCACGTCCTGAGCCATGAAGCCCTTGCGCTTCTCGTCATCGCCCTTGTAGCGATACTCGTAAACCTTCAGCCCCAGCACGCCGGACGCCTGCCCCAGCGGCTTCACGTCCGTCTTCTCCCGGCGATCCGAGAGAATGTTGCCGATCATGCTGAACATCCCCGCCTGCCGCGTGGCGCCAGCCGTTGTATTCGCCGCCTGCCGCGCCGCCTGGTTGTTCATGTAGCTGTTATACATCGACGCCTCCATGTTCGTGTTGAAGCCCGCGATGTCCGAAGCCATCCCGCTCGCGCCCTGGATCACGCCCGTGCCCGAGCCGAGGCCGCCCAAGGCGATGTTGTAGGGATTCTGCGTTGCCAAGGCATTGCTGGCATTGAGCGCCATGTTGCCGCTGGACTCGTAGGCTCCAGCCGACCGGCCCAGCAGATCGCCCGCCAGCGCCCGACGCGCTCCGAGCGTGCCCTCGATGCTCTGATTGGTGCCCAAGGCAAACGCCCGCCGTTGATCCTGCCGTTGCGTTGCGTAGCGGTCGCGGTTCAAGATTTCCGCCGCTGCGCTGCCCATGCTGGTGCCCAGCCCGCGAGCGGCAAACGCCTGCCGCGCCGACTGCGCCGCCTCGCGCTGCTGCTCCGGTGAAAGCGAGCGGCCCAACGCCAGGTCATCCTGCGCCTGCCGCCGCAGCTCGGCCTCCAGCGCCGACTCTTGGGTGTCCACCTGATCGGCCACGCCCAGCAGCCGGCCGCCCAGCATGTTGACTTGGTCGCTGCGCTCGGCGCCGCGTTGCGCCAAGGCCCGCGCCTCTTGCGCATAGGCGCTGCCGCCGATGTCGCCGGCCAGCTGCCCGTAAAATCCCCGGAGCTGCCCGAGCTGCGCCGCCGAGGCTTCCAGCCCCTGCTGCGTCACCTCGCGGGCGTTAATTGGCTTAGGCTCGGATGGTCTGTTCTTCTTCTTCTTTTTCTTAGCCATGAGGTTGTCTCCTTAGATTTGTTTTAATGAAATGATGCGCGTTGCCATGGGGTCATGCGTCAGGCGGCACGGGCGAGGAATCCGGAGAGAAACGTGCCTCCGGCGTTGACGTTCACCGTTTCTGTTCCGCCCGAAGCGTGAAACGCATACAGCTCCACATAATCCGTGGTGCCGTTTAAATAAATAACGTCACTGAAGTTCGACAGATACGTTCTTGTGTTCGTGTGAACGCCCGCCACCGCGTTCTCCCCATTTTTGTAAAGGATGGCCTGCAAGAATAGCGGAGCGTTCAACACATAAACCGATCCGCTAATTTGATAATACCCAGCAACGGTCGGGGTAAATCTGCTGCTGGCAAAATTGGAGTTTGTGTCAAAACCTTCCGTGGCAAGCGTGACTTTTGTAATCGTGTTGTTCGGCAGCGATGTCGTGCTGCTCGCATACGCCCGAAACGCCGGCCCATTCCCCACCACGTTCGCCGCCAGCTTGGCCTGCGCCACGCTTGCATCCGGCAGCGTCACAGTCTTGCTGCTCAAGTCCAGCGTAGCCGCCAGCTTGGCCGCTGTCACATTTGCGTCCAAAATCTTTGCCGTGGTGATTTCATTGTCCGCCACCACCACAGTCGGCGCCGCCGCCGAGTTAAGTTTCGCCGGCGTCACGGTCTCGCCGCTGGTCCATGTGTATCCTGCTGTTACGGTTGCCATAATTATTCTCCTTAGTTGTTAAGCTGCGTTGCGCGTCTCAGTCGGCGGCAGGCTGGGGCCTGCGGCTTCGATGCTGACGTTGCGGATCTCCGGCCGGTTGGCCGTGGTTTCAAATTGCAGTTCGCAGTAGTGCGCTTTGGCGCGAATCGGTTGCTTCAAAGTGTAGTCTTCGCTCAAGCCCGAGGTGTTCGTCTGCCCTGGGACCAGCGTGATCTCGGCATCTGGGTTGATCGTGATTGCCTTGACCGTGATGCCCGCCGTATCCGGCAGCACCACATCGGCCAGCGAGCGGACGAAACGCTTGGTCGTCATGCTGCCCATGCCGTATCGGCGGGTCTTGATGCGGCCGGCCACCACGCCGACATTGCTCCCGCTCGGCTCGTCGTCCGTCCCATCGGCCTTCTCGTCAAGCAGGTAGAGCTTGCCGGTGCGGCGGACGTTGTAGATCCGGCGGGCGTTCTGGTAGCTGCCCACCACCAGCGCATCCACTCCGATGCCGTATCGGTCGCGGCTTTCCCACTGGTCATTAAGGGCGCTCCAGATGACCACCAAGTCATTGGTGTCGTCCGTAGAGTCCAGCGTGGGGACCGCGAGGATGTAGCGGTTGCTGTGCCAGATGCCGAAGGCCCGCTGAACTTTGCTCTGGTCGATCCGCTCAAAGAGGTCGGCCACCGGATCACTGAGCGGCTTGGTGTCGCCGCGGAGCTTGAGGTCGAGCTGGGTGTCCAAGCGGTAGACACCGGCATCCGAGAGGAAGAAAACATAGCGCCCCGCCGTGACAATACTGTTGCGGGCCGAGCAGCCGATCTCGTCGGTGACCAGCTCCAGCTTGGCCACGGCAGTGTCGATGGCGAAGTCTGCTCCGTTGGTGCTGGGAAACTGCGCCAGCGTGGCCAGCCAGATGCTCTTGCGGCAGAAGACCAGCGCCGATCCCTCAACCCAAGGATGCACGGCAACGATGAAGTCTCCGCCACCGGCGCCGGTGCGGAACGATTGCCAATACGGATCGTAGAGGTCGGCGTCCAAGTAGTCCGACAGCGCAACCTGGTCGCGGCCGTCAGGGATGATCAGGCGATTCTGGATGTAGCTGGCCCAGCCGACCGAGCGCATGCGCTTGTAGGTCGGCCCTTCGGCGGGAACGCCGGCCGCAGCGCGGACGAAGCTGCCGGTGCCGGTCCAGTAGAGCGGCGGCTTGACGCGTCGAACGCGGATGTTGGCTACGGCGTGGGAGGCGGTGCCGGTCGGGACGGTGATCTCGAAAGAGTTGGTGTTGTTGTTCGTGGCCAATACGCGGAACTCATGGCCGTCGAAGGCTGGCGTGGTGCTGCCCTCAATTCGCACCGTGGCCCCATTAGGGTAGCCGTGGGCGTCCACGTTCACCGTGGCCGTCGTCCCGCTCACCGCGATGCCGGTGCTGTTGGTCAGCTTCTGGACGTAGTTGCCGGCCAGCGCCGCCTCGCGGAGCACATAAAGTCGGTCGTAAGCTTGCACCACCGACACCGTGTCGGTTGGCTCAATCGTCTCGTCCGGCGAGCTGGGATAGCCAACCGTGACCACCGTGTCGGTCGGCGAGGCATTGCGCCAGAGGTAGGCGCTGTCAGGTCCGGCCATCACGATGTATTCGTTGGCGTTTTCGTAGTTGCGGGAAGCAAAGACGCCCGCCGCGAAGATGCCACCGCTGTAGGTCGTCTTGACCAGCGGTCCCTTGTTGGCGATCAGCGTGCCGGTGGCGTTGGCCGTCGGCGTGCCGGTCATGGTGTATTGGAAGGTGGTGCCGCTCGGCGAGCTGATGACGAAGTCGCCGTTGTATTTGCTGGCGTCCACTCCGGTGGCGCCACGGATGTTGACCGTAGGCGTGCCGGTGTAGCCATGCGCGGCGGCCGTGGTTACGGTCGCGGTGGCGCCGCTGAAGGTGATCGTGCTGATGGCCTTGTCCGCCGCCAAGTCGAAGGACAGCGTCATCGGCTCGTCCGCCGTTGAGATGGCATCGGCCAGCCGCTTGGCGCCCTTGCGGGTTGTCGCCACGCCACGGTCCAAGCGCATATTCACGCTGTCCTGCAACATGCCGGCGGGCAGCGTCACGGGATTCAAGCGGCTGGCGAAGCCGATGAAGCCGGCATCGCCATCGCGTAGGACTGGACTTTCGAGGGGCATTACTTGCTGGTTAGGACGTAGCTGAGAGTTTTTGCGTTGTTGCGCTTCATCTCGGCCTGGACGAGGGCGATGAAGCCGTCCCAGTTGGGACCGGGCGGCAGGGTTGTGCAGCCTTCCGACGAGACCCGAGTGCGGCTTCCAGCGTGGACGTTTATGCCGAAGAATCCTGTCTCTTCCTGCCCGCCGTCGCGCTGCACGGTGACAGGACCGCTTTGGACCAAAGCCGTGTAAGGGTTGCCGCGCCGAAGGCCGTGCTTGCCCAATTTGTAGCGATAGACTCCGGGTTTGAGGCTGGCGTAGCCCTTGCGCACCTTGGGGTTGATGCCGTAGGCGCCGGGATCAACATTGGCGTTGAAGGCGGCATGGACGTTGGGCGAAACGAGGATGATGGCGTCGTCATAGATTCCCCGGTCGTTCGTTCCCTTGGCGCCCATCGAATCGCGGTAGTAGCCCCTGATGCCGACCAAGCACACCGGATCACTGACGCCGGCGGACTTCAGTTGCCGCTCGGTATCAATCCGTTTTTGCTGTGGTCGGTTTTTCGGGATCACTTGCTTGGTTTATCAACGATGCTAATTCCGGCTGGCCAATTCAGCGGCGGCGGCTTCCACGGTCACGGGTCCGACATAGCCGTCGAGCTTGAGGTGTTGGCCACGGCCGTGCGTGTTGAGCAGCGACTGGATCTGCTTGCCGTAGTCCTTGAGGATGTTCGCCGGCAGTTTCGTCACCGCAATGTCGAGGATGCCCCACACGATGCCGGCGACCACCACCTCGTTCACGCCCAAGGCGGCGATGTCGAGGCCGGTCTGGCGGGCGATGTAGGTAATCGCAGCGGCGGCGGCTCCAGTGACGAGCTTTTGCAGGATCGGCCCGCCGCGACTAAGCAGCAGGCGGACCAGTTGTTTTTCGAGGAAGGCTTTCATTCGGGTTTTCTCCATTCTTTGTAGCTGTTGATCAGCTCGCCCACGTTCGGGACGTAGGTGACCATAATCTTGACACTGCCCCAGTCGCCCGGCGCCGCCCCGCTGGTCTGCACCGGCGGAAGCGGCAGGGTCACGCATCCACCAAGGATGAGCGCGATGGCCAAGCCGAAGGCGAACTGGGGGCGGCACATTAGAGGCGAGCGTTATTGTCCTTGGCGTTAATCAAACCCCAGCCAGCAAGCACCGAGGCCACGATCAGACCGAGGTCCGGCAGGCTGTCAGTGGCAAGGTATTCCTTCGTGCCGGTGGCCAAGGCGATCAGGATGGTGAGTGCGCCGATTACGTTTGTTTTCCAGTTTCTCATTTGGTTGCTTTCTGTTTTCTCCGTAGGTCGTGGAGGACCGAAATTAATGTGACCACACCGACCGCGAGGCCGATGATAAGGCCGGCCACGCGCAGGTAGACTTCGAGCTGGCTGACCAGGCTGACGGCGGCGCTGCCGATGGAGGCGAAGGTGCCGAGGGCACCGCGCTCAACGGTCGAAAGGTGATTATGTAAAAGGCTCATTGCAGGTAATACGCTTCGCGGATTTCGCCACGGTGTCCGCGTTTTAGGTTAGCTTCCCACGCTTCCCAAAGAGCGTGGTCTTGGTCGGGCGAGGGTCCGGCGGTCAGCGGGATGGAGCCAAACTGCTTGTCGTAGCTCCACCGTTTGCCGCCATAAGAAAACACTGCATAGGCATGCCCGCGCGTCCGGTCATCCTCGCGCCAGTGGACTACCAGCACCTTCGCCGGCACGCCCTGCTTCTGCATGACCTCGCGGGCGGCAATGGCCGCTGGCAAACAGTCGTTGACCTGCTGCTCGGCCGTGAGACAGGCGGGCAGAAGCAGCGCAAGGATGACGAGGAGGAGGCGCATTAGGTCGTGAGCTGCTGGAGCAGCGTGTTGCTTAAGCGGCGGGGCCAGTAGGCGATCTTGCGGATGTGGCCGTTGGTCCTGCCGCCAAGCAAATTCTGACCTATGGTCATCTCTGTGGCCGCACTTGGCAGTGACGCAGTTGTGTCTACTGCCACGCTTCCGCCATTTAGCGAGCGCGCCAAGTCGTTTACTTTATACGCAAAGGAAAATTTCACCGTCTGTCCAAACGGCCATGTATCGACATCCGAATCCATTGATTCTTGGCGCACGCCTCCAGCGTTGACCCCAGTGGCAAGGCTTCGAAGATCCGCCCATCGCTCCGTGGTAATCGCGTTATCGATGGTGTTGTGAAGCGATAAAATGGGATTTGCCACTAACCCAATGCCTCGCGCTCCAGCCTCCGCAAACAACGTCCCCTCGCTCTGATTATAGAAGCTGGAGATCGGCGTGACGACCGCCGAGTCCGCTGCGCGGGTGGCGGCGGCGGTGGTCGTCGGGATGTAGCTGGTGGCGAAGGCGCCTGCTTCTAGTTGGGCGCCCCATGCGAATATCCCGTCTGTGCCGCTGGCCGTGACGGTGCGATCATTTGCGGCATCGCAGGGACCGACAAGTATGCCCACCTCGTCCGTGAGCGCCGTTGTCGTAAAACTCAAGGACAGGCGATACCACCCAGACCCCACACTGGTGGCCGTTGCAGTGACACCCGTAGTTGTGCTGATCAAATCTTGCTGCGATCCCAACGTTCCGTTGGATAGGTCAAGTGTAAACGCAAATGCGCGGATCGGCGTGGTGGTTTGATTAAAATTGATCTGCAAGTAGCCGAATGTTTTCCCCGCCGCCTTGACGAAGACAGACGCTGAATAAGCCGCAGACGCACTGGCGGCCACATTGCGAAAGATTACGGAAGCCGCGCTATTGGTGGACGGGTGAACCCTGTCCGCCGTCAATGTTGCGGCTGGTGAATCTGCTGCGTTTGCGACTACCGTGGCGTCAATCTTACTCCAATACGCATTGTCAAACTCCGCGCTGCGTTCCAACAAGTTTTGCCTCGACTCCTCGATGAGAAGCCCGCGTGACGCTCCGGTCGCGGGGTCGTGGTCAAAGCGCGGGACATTGGCGGCGGCCGTTTGCAGCACACCGTTGGCGTCAAAGAAGGTGGCGCAGGTTGTCGCGTCGGCCCGCGTGAAAGTGATCGCAGGGCCGGTGCCGTGGTCCAGCGTCTTGAGGGACGCGAAGTCACGTTGGAAGGACGGGAGATCCGTCTGGTAGATCAGCTCGCGGTTAAGCAAGCCGCCGGAGAAGCCTTGGATCATTTGTTGTAGGCGATGACGCTGCCGCTGTGCAGCTGGAGCGCGGTGAAGAAGCCGAAGATGACCAAGCCCGCGGGCACCTCAATGGCGCTGCCGAGGGCGGTGTTGGCCAGCCCGGTGACGTTGCCGGTGAGGGTGTGGAACTTGGTGTCGGTGACGGCTTGGATGGCCGACCACTCGCCGGGCGTGGCGGACGTGCCGCCGATGTATTGAGCGCCGGATTGGCTGTTGGTAATGCGTGAATTAGGGAATCCCATAGGTTTTAGTAGTTGATTAGTATTGGTTGACGCGGGCCGTCCACATGCTGGGCTGCCCTTGCTGGAAATAGTATTTGTCGCGCTGGGCGATTAGCTCGGCTTCGGCCATTTGTTCCATGGCCAGCGCCTTGTCCATCTGGCCGTCTTCGGTGAGGAGATCGGCAGACAACATAAGACCGGCTGCCTTGGCCAGGACGCTTGGCACAGTCGCCGAGAGGTTGCTGACGCTGTATTCGGTCGGGCGGATGCGGTAGCGGACCCACACACTGGTCGGCAAGTCGCTGTCTTCGGGGAATCTGATGTTGTCTCCGAGCAGCGTGTAGCCAATCTCTCTCGGGTAGACGTTAGTTGCCGGATTGTCCCTCATGACAGAAAAGACCTCGCCCATGGCGGTCTGGCCGGCCTGCTCGTAGTCAATATAGTAGCCATTGGTCGCATCGCCCTGCACCGTGCGGCTTTCCACGCGGCACAGCTCCGGCCAGTCCGCCCAAGTCCAGCATTGCTCGATGGCGTCGTTGGCGGCGGCAACGAGCATGGTCTTGGCGCCGGATGGAATATTTGCCACATCGCTGGCGTCATTGCCGACTCGTTGCCAGGCGCGGAGCAAGATAGACTGTAAGGTGACAGTCCTCATTATTCAGCAGCGGGTGCTTCCTCCGTGAGTTGCTTCTCGATGCTCGTAGCCAGCGGCAGAATCTGCGCGGCGGCATTCAGCCCGCCAGTTTTGACGGCGAGATCGAGGCACTGCATGACGATGCGGGCCTGCTCTTCGGTCAATGTGACGGTCTTCATTGGAGGCTCACAGTTCCGTCTGGGTTAGCCACCATCGGGCGCAGGCCCGCGATCTCCTCCGGCTCAAGGAAGTCGGCAACCGTCTTGCCCGCGAGCCGTGCCACCGCGTCGATGTGGCGGATGTTCTCCTCGGCGCTGCTCAAAAGCAGGTGCGCGTTGGTGCCCATCGCAACGAGGATTTCTTCGGGCGTTGCATCGTTGTTGTTCCAGAAGTCGGAAAACATTCCCTTGTGCGCTTGCACACGGCTGTCGATCTGGGTGTTGAGTTGTCCGAGCAGGCCGAGCGCGATGCGCGTGGCGGCGGGCGGTTCAGTGGTTGGTAGTTGAATTAGGCTCATAGATTTTAATCGGCTTCTCCTGCGAGGTAGTGGGCAACAATGACGACTGCGCCGCCCGTGAAGTTGCTGCCAACAGCGGTCAGCGTGACCTCCTGCGCGGCGGTGAAGCACTCGATGGTGCCTGCGGTCCAGTTGCGGTTGTCGCTGGAGGTGTTGAGGGCGATGCCGATGTTGGCTCCCCAGCGGTCGGCGTCGGAGCCGTCTCCGATGTCGTAGCCTGTGGCTCCCGTGATGGCCGTGGAGACGCGGGTAGTGAGGCCGACCAAGACCGCGCCGTCTGGGATGAAGCTCGTTGTGGTGGCAACGGATGCGCCAGTCAACCCAGAGAGCGTGACGGCTTTGGTTTTGATGGTGAGGCGCTGGTAGTTGGTCGCGCTGGTGTAAGTGCCGTAGATGCGAGACTCTTGGGCGTTGGTTCCGTTTCTCTGTGCTAAAACTCCAGCAGCGTCATCCCGTATTAAAATTGTGTCTTCGCTCAATCCCAAGGCGGGTGAGCGCCCCAGCGAAAGGTAACCACGAACGACAAGTCCACTTTGCTTAAATCGCGCCCAGTCAGAACCAGACCCGCCTATCCCTAGTTCGCCAGTTCCCCCGTCGGAAGTGGCGCTGGCCACAGCAAACCGAAAGTCATTTCCACTCAAGCGAAACATGCCTGCTGTTGTTATATCGCCTGTTGCACTTACAGAGCCTGCTGCACTTACAGAGCCTGTGGTTGTGAGCGATGCCGCGACAATGCTCCCACTTTTTCTCACTGCGAATCTGCTAACGCCGCCTGTTTGAAGATCCAGCAAGTTGGACGAAGCCCCGCTGCTGGTGTCAGTGGCGTTGACCAACAAGGCGGTAAAGACGGGCCTGCCTGTGAGAGTGGCTGAACCCTGCGTTTGTGAGGCGCTGACTGTATAGGTTCCAGTGCCTCCTGTACCTGTTCCGAGCGCGGTGATGCGAGTTCCTGCGGTGATCGTGCCGCTGGAAGTTAGCTCCATTCCAACAGCAATCGTGCCGCTGGTAACGGCGGTGACGGTGAGCGTGGTTCCGCTGATGGAACCCGTAAAGACTGCGGAATTATTCCAAGTCTGCGCCAAATTCAGCACAGGCGCGGACGCTGCGACCGTGCCGCCTGTGATAGACAATCCCGATGACGTAAAAGACGCGACCTGCGTGATTGAGCCAGCGGAGCTATTGGCGATGCCGATTCCCAGAGACGCAGTGCTTGGATGGCTTCCGTAAACTGCCGCCGTGCTGCCGAAGTTTCCGCCCAATGAAGCAAACTGCAATCCGCGGGCTTCCGTGAGGGTTGTCGGCGGGCTTGCGGTTGCGTTTGAGCCAGTGACAATTCCTGTGGCGCTTAAGGTCGTAAACGATCCGGCCGCTGCGGTGGTGTTACCGATAGCTGGCGGGGCGGCGAAGGTTTCGGTCCTTGCGATGGTGCCGTTGGCGTCTGGCCATGTGAGCACACGGTTTTGCCCGGCGGTGACGGACCCGAGATTGAATTGGCCGGTGCGGGTGGTCGATGCCTCGTCATAGATGGTCAGCACCGCATCGCTGAACACGTCCGGCATGGTGCCAGCGTAGGTGTAGTCGGCGTCACGCGAGACGCCGAGGGTCGCTGTGCGGATGTAGATTCCACCAGGCTTGTTGAACGGCCAAATGCCGCTGCTGTTGCGGACGAGCCATGCGCTGTTGAGCGGGGCAACGCCTGCGTCAAGGCTCAGGTCGTTGTAGGTCGCCTCCTCGCCGTCAATATACGACGATCCGCCGCCTCCACCGCTTCCGGTGAAGTCGAAGTTGCCGCTGAACGGGTTGAACTTTAGTCCCATGGTTTAGCTGCGGGTCACAGTGGCGATGTCTGCGTCATCGGTGGTCGGCGGGTTGGTCGTGTAGGTGAAAGTCAAAGTGGCAACCGTCTGGCCACCGCTTCCGCCTTCCTTGTAGGTCACGGTGCTGGGGTTGTTGGTGCTGCCAACGTAGGAAATCGAGACGTGGTCGTGCTGCGGGATGTTGAGGCCGGCGACGTTGCGGACGTTTATATTGGGATGCACGGAGTTTAGTCTTTCTTTGTAAACTGATTAACTTCGCTATAATCAGGCGGCGGGTTGGGCGGTCATGCCGAGTTGCTGCTCCTGCTGGAGCTTTTGCAGCGCGGGCTGGGCGCCGGTGCGGCCGATGACTGCGTTTTGTTGCTGTTGCAATGCGAACGTGAAAGATTGGGCGCGGGCGTCGATCATCGAGCGGAAGATTTCGTCTTGCTGGTAACGCTGCTGGACGGCGGGGTTGCTCTGAATGATGGTCTGCAAGGTTTGCAGCCTTACCTGCGCGTTTTGGCCGCCTTCTTTGAGCGGTGGCTCGGTGCCTGCGGCGATTTTTGCGAAGGCTGTTTGCTCGTCCTCCTGCTCGGCGGCGGTGGCTTGGCCGATGTCTTGGACGAGGATTCCGGCGAGGTTGGGGTCAACCGCCTGGAACATGTATTTCACAAGGCCGGCGCGGTCGATGACGCCGAAGCTGTCCAAGGGAACCAAGACTTTGGCGAGGTAGTCTAATTTGGCGCCGAGGGCTTCGGAGTCAAGCAGCCGGGCGTCGAACTCGCAAGTCACGTCGAAGCGGCCGCGGATGTCGGCGGGGCTGGCAACGAGCGGGAGATTGGGGTTGCCGGTGACGCGGGCAACTTCTTCCGGCGTCATATACTGCTGGCAGAGGGCGAGCGTCTGGACGAGGCAGAGCTTCATGTCAAGGAGCCAGCTATCGACCAGCTCTTGGGTGTGGAGCATGTAGCGTTGCGGCGGGACGGCTTCGCTGATGCGGCCGAAGTAGTTGTCCACATCGTTACGGATGGACATCTCGACTTCGATGCTGCCGGCGTCAGGCTGCGGCGGGTTCATCCAAGAAATCTCGCCGGGGCGGCGCTCGGGGATCTGCACGCCCGGTCCCATGATGAGGTCCATCTTGCCGCGCGCGGCGGGGGTTTTGAGCGGGGGCAAGGTGACGATGCTGGCGCGGTCGCCTCGCATGTCGCGTTGGATTTTGACTTCTTCCTGGGCGGTCTGGACGATCTCCGGCACGCCGCGGGATTCCAAGATGGGGCGTGAGGCGCGCTCGCGGGGCAGCTCGACGAAGGGATAGAGCGCGTGGGCGTAGGGCAGGATGTCGTGGACGGCGGTGCGATCCGGGACGTGGTAGCTGAGGACGGTGCGGGTGACGCGCATCGCCTTGGTGCGGTCGTCGTGCTCCTTCCTGTAGACGTGCCAGATCTCGATCATGTCGCGCTGGTGGTCGTAAAGGAACTGGTCGCTGCGGTGGAGGTTCAGTGAGATGCGGCGGATGTCGCCTTTCTTCTCCACGACTTGCTCGACCCATTTGTCGTCCCAACCCTCTACAGCGGCACGTTCGCGCAACTCCGGTTCGGTCATTAGCTCGCGTCGGGCAACGAACGCGGCACGCTGTAATGAGTAGGTCTGGGCGGGGAAGATGATGTCCTCCCAAGGCTCTAGGGCGGTCCACTGGGGCCGGCTTTCAAAAACGTAGGGCTGCTCCCATTCAACGAAGCCTTTTTCGCGGAAGGCGCGGACCTTGGCGGTGCTGCCTAGCTCCGGGATGACTTCGCCCATCAACTGCGCGGCGAGTTCTTCTTGCTCGGGGTCGAGGACGACCTCGAGGAGGGCTTGCAGGTTGGGGTCTTGGGATTCCTGCAGCATCATCATGGCGTCTTCCATGCTGAAGCTCTTGATCTCGGTGCGGGTGGTCTTGATCCAATCGACGGCCATAACGGCCAGGCCGTAGGTTTCGCGGAAGTTGGCGGCGAGCTGCACTTCGCGCCGGAGGTCGTCGAGGACGTGCTGGAAGAGGAGCCACTTGAGGACGGACTCCGCGGCGCTGCGCTTGTCGATGTCCATGGACTCGACGGGCTGGACTTGGACGCGCGCCTTGAAAAAGGCGTTCGTGAGCATCGCAATGTGATCCCGGCAAATGGTGTCGGCCAAGCGAACGCGAGAATCTAAACTTTTGTCCCAAGGAAACGGGCGCTTGCCGAGAGCCTCTTGGTGTTTGCGGCCGTCGTCGGTCTGGCCGGCCCAGATGCAAAATCTGGTGTTCCAGTTCCTTAATTTTCGCTGGACGTAGCCGCTGCCATCGGCGTCGGCTTCATCGATGTCCGAGAGGATCTCGGAGATTTTTTCGCGGTCGGGTGCTTTGATCATTTGGCTGCGTTCCGCTTGCTAAGTTGCTGCATGATTGATTGAGCGACCTTGCGCTGCTCGTCGGTGACGTTGCCGGCAGACGAGTCGTTGGTGAGAATGCGAGAGACGAGCGTTTGCCGCAGGGCAGGCTCGTTGGTGCCGTAGGCCGTACCTTGGAACGCTTTCATTTGCTCTGGCGTGACCTTGAATTGCGGGTCAATCTTGTTTTCCCGCATGAACAGGCGGATCGCTTCGTTTTTGGCGACTCCGAGCTGTTCTTCATATTTCAGCCCGCTGTAGGGATTGAGCACGATGCGGCCGTCTTCAGCGGCCATGCCCGCAACCTTGTTGTTGAGCGCAAAAAAGGTGTCCTCGCTTTTGTATGGTCTGCGCACCGCGTAGCCGTAGACCGATTGAGGTATTGCTTGCGGTTGTGGCATGTCACGGGACGAGGACGGTCGTTTTGCGCGGGGTGTAGTGGACGGCGGTCTCGGGGTGGCGCTTTTTGAAGTCGTCGCGCCAGCCCTTGTCGGCCCAGCAGCCGGGTTCGGTTTTTTCCCAAGCCCAGTAAACGTCGGCGTCGATGCTCATGGTGTGCTGGCCGATGCCTTCGACGGCGCATTGCTCGAGGCGCTCGTTGGCCTGCGCGATGCGCTGCTGCTCAAGGCCGGCCATGACGGCCTTGGCGTTCCAACCTGTGAGGAGTTCCTCTTTGACGAGGTGGGCCATCTCATCGCCCAGGTCGTTGGCGATGCCGGTCCAGAGTGAGTCGGCCATCCTGAAAGCTGCGGCGCCCGGAGACGCCGCAGGTGATTCAAGACTTGGTCTGACTTAGAGCGCGTTGACGTTGGCGATGTGGAGGAAGACCTCCAGTTCGCCGGCGTTGTGATCCGCAAGGCTGTCGCTACCAGTGCAAGCGAAGGCCGCTTGGATATACTTGGGCGAGGCTGCCGTGCCTTCCGTGAACACGAACGGGGTCGCAGAGGGGTTGACCTTGTAGAACACTTCCGTGCCGCTGGGGTTCAACTCCTGAGACGTGATGAACGCATCGTCGTCAGCAACGGCGTCGTTGTGACCGATCTTCACCGTGGTGGTGATGGTCGCAGCGTCCGAGCTGTCGAACACAGCGGTCAGGTTTGTCGCCGCGGCTTTGACAACCGTTCCGGCAACGACAGGGATCAAATTGATCGTCTGGGCGTCATCGGTGTCGGTGAGGTCGTTGTGGTCGAGGATGACCTTGTGGGTGTATCCAAAGGCGGCTTTGGTTTCTGCGGGCAGTTCGTAGACTTTCATTTTAAGTTTGTTCCTTGGTTAATGATTAAGCTGCGAGCGCCACACCGGCGGTGAACTTGCCCTGGGACTGAGGGGCCAAGCAGGTGACCGAGGCGATAGCATCGATCAGCGCGCGAGGGCCGCCACCGAGGTCGGGAAGCTCCCGCATGGCCGGACGCTTGGCGAAGCGGACTTCGCACTGGTCCATGTTGAGCACGAGGCCGGACGAGTTTTTCGCCGTGGCGCTGGAGTTGTTCTGCCTCAAATAAAGGCTAGGGAGCAACCGGAGCACTCCGAAATCGCCCTCAAACACATTCACAGCAGACACGATTTTCTTGGCGTCAGCTGAGGTGTTGAACGTGCGGATGGACAGGCCAGCGCCGGCAGCGCCGGTGCTGAAGCGGGTGTATTCGGTGAAGGAGCGCTTCAGCGAAGGACCGCAGAGGAGCACCATGTCGTCGATCTGGCCGGTCTGCGAGTAGATGCTCTGGAGGAGCGTCTGCACGGCAGACTCAGTCGGCGCGGCATCGGTGTTAACGCTGTCGGTCGGAGTGCGGTAGGCCGAAGGCACGGGCAAATCACTTTGCGCCGCCGTATCCACCCAACGAAACAATCCGCGGGTGCGATATGCATTGGCGCCGCTTTGCTCTTGGGACTCGCGGTCGGAGCAAAAGGCGGACTCCATATCCCTTTTTGTTTCCAAAAGAGCCTTGCTTACGCCAACGGCGAGCTGTTTGCGGCGGCCGATACCGGCGATGTCGCTGGCCTCTTGGACGAAGGTGTCCACCTTGACGGCGCGGCGGAACATCTGTCCGCGGGCGCTTAAGAGGGCGCGGTTTTTGGCCGGATCGTCGAACGAGGAAACGTCTGCGTTGCTCAAGACGCCGTCGAAGGACGGGTCGTTGTATTTGTCAGCTTGAAAGCTGTAAACGGCAGCGTTGGTGATGTCGGCGCCTTTGCGGGCGGCCGAAACGAAGGGCGTGTTTTTAGCATCGACGATAGTGATAACGTCGCTCAGGTCTTCACGCTGACCTACTGTAGGAAAAATAGTTCCAGTAGCCATGATGATTAGTTCTTTCTGTTTTTGGGTTAGCTAAGAAGACTCTCGGCGAAGGCTTCCAGCGATTGGCGGTCGCCTCGTTCGTAGAGTCGTTTTGCAGCGTCTTTGCTGCTTGTCTTGGTGGCAGATTTGGCTGCGCTAACCGGGGATGCAGGTGTGGGAAGTTTGGCTTCTGATTTTGCTGACGAGACTTTCTTGGCGGCGCTGGCTTTGGCCTTTTGGGCTTCTTGCTTTTGCATGAGCGCTTGCTCGCCGTACAAGGCGAGGCCGACCCAGTATTCGACTTGGGGCAGCTTGAGCAGCTCGGGCGCTTGCTTCACGGTCGCTTGGTAGGCCGTGTTGAGCGCGGTGCCTTTGGTGAAGATGTCGGGGAACAGGTTCTTGGCTGCTTCGACGGCCGGCTGGCGTTGGGCGAGCCATTGCTGGCGCGCGGGGGCGTGCAAGGTCAAAACGTCATCTGCTTTGAGCAGATATTCTTTGACGGCATCGCTGTCCACATAGACCTCGCTGCCGTCTGGACGCTTTACCGTGGCGCCGTCGCTGTTCTTTAGTGCCCAGCGGCGGACTTCCTGCGCGCTTTTGACCTTGGCCTCGAGCGCTTCCGGGGTATCGACATCAGCCA